GGGCTGCTAACTGGCACCGTGGGGCGTCTCTCTCGTACCGATAGGAGAGGACGGGAGAACCTAGGTTCTCCAGCTTTTTATTCGATGGGATATTGGGATATTCGTGGCGTGAGCGCTTGCGATGGCTGGTGGCAACCTGAACAACGGGCTTAACTGTGGCCCTCTGTATTGGAATTGGAACAATACGGCTGGGAATGCTAACTGGAACCGTGGGGCGTCTCTATCTTATTAACAGATAGCTCTCGTTATAATGCGACGAATACCTCCAGACTGCTTAGTCAAAATTTTTCCGTTAAAGCCTGTTAGTAGCAATTTAAATTTGTGAAAACGGGTAAGGGTAATAAGAGAGCAACATATGAAATCGTATAAAAATTTATGGTCTATTTGTAATTCCGATGCTACGATTAATGAAGCGATTAAAAGATTAAAACGTAGTAAACGAATGAGAAAATTAATAAAAAGAAAACATTACTCTGACGATTATTTAAGAGAGTACACTAGAAACTTATTATATAACTATTATCCAAAAGACAAGAAAGTTGTATATTTATGGGATGAAATATCATGTAAAATGCGAGAAGTTTTAATACCGGATTTAGATGATTTGCTAATTGGGCATTGTGTATGTATAGTACTCGAACCAATTCTATATAAAGGCCTTTATGAACATAGATATTCTTCTATAAGAAATAGAGGCTCTTTGAGGGCAAAGCGATGTATCGAACGGTATATTCGTAAAAATCCAGGAAAAGTAAAATATTGTTTTAAATGTGACATTTATCATTTCTTTGCGAGCATAGACAAATCACAGTTATTGTCAAAATTTTGTAAATATATTAAAGACTGTAAAATGATTGATTTAATAATAAGGATATTGTCAGTGAAACCGAAGAACCAAATACAGAATATAAAGGGTATTCCTCTTGGATTTCCTACGTCTCCACTGTTTTCTTCATTGTTATTGCAGCCATTAGATCATTATATAAAAGAAAATTTAAAAGTTGATTTTTATATAGCATGGGCGGATGACATGATAATTTTTGGCCCTAATAAAAAGAATCTACATAATATAAAAGATAATATTTCTAATTTTCTTTCTACCATAGGTCTAAAGCTCAAAAATAATTGGCAAATATTTAGATTTTCGTCTATAAGAAATATGCCAAATGGTTCGCGTAAAGATGCATATCGGGATTTGGATTTTATGGGCTATAGATTTTTTAGAAATAGAACAGTGCTACGTAAAGCTATATTATATAGAGCTTGTGGCAAAGCTAAAAGAATTTCTCGAAAACAATGGCCTACTATATATGATGCACGGCGAATGATGTCTTATTATGGATATTTTATTCACACGGCTACGAAAAAATGTTTTAATGAACGAGTGAAACCATTTGTTAACATTAAATATTTACGTAATAAAATTTCAAGAAAAGACAAAGAAAGCGCTCTTAATAAATATTATAAACTTGTATCTACTTATAAACATGTGAGGTGTTTTGCATGATAGACCTTGTATTTAAAAAGGCGGTTTCAGACACATATCCGCTAGACATGGATTTACAAGAAACGACTGCCTATTTTCACAAGAATGTAGAAACAAAAACCGAAAGTTACGATATGGATGACGGAATTGACTCTACACATACATACTATGAGTATGATGAGGCTACCATTTCATTATCGGATTATTACGCGAATAAATCACAATTTGAAAATTATCCAAATTAAAAATCTATAACCACTTCAAGATATAACCGTTTATCCCTCCACAAGTTAACAGCTCGAAAGACTTCTGTATTTGATTGATAGGATGCGTGATTTTGCTCCTTTACAACGCCACTCAGCCAAAACGGTCTTTCGAGCTGTTAACTTGTGGAGGGATTTTTTATATCTTCTTTCGTGGTACGCAGGCGGACTTAAAATTCCAACAATGCCTCCTGCTCTTGGCTTGCTTCGATCCGACCTATTGCGGTGCGGCCGGCTCGTATTGGTATTTCCATGATTGTCCTCCAAAACTGATTATAGATTTACTAAAAGTCGCTGCGTACTACGAAAGAAGGTATAAAATGACAAAAGGAAGCGTGAACGAAAATGAAAACTCAAAAACAACAGGTGGCAAGTTCTCCAATGCCTGTTGCGGCTCCAGCAATGACGCCGGAAGCAAGAGAAAACCAACTTATAAACCTGGCTATCGATTGTGTAGAACAGCGAATGCGAGATGGAACCGCTACGGCACAAGAGCTATGTTACTACCTCAAACTCGGTTCCCAACGAGAAAGACTCGAAAAGCAAATCTTAGAAGAACAGGCTAAGCTATACAAAGCTAAAGCAGAAGCTCTTGCGTCGGCGAAGAGGACTGAAGAACTCTACAATGACGCAATTCTAGCGATGCGGAAGTATAGTGGTCATCTCCTTGACGATGAAGAACAGGACCTATACTGAACTTATAAGACTTTCGAGTTGGGAAGATAGATTTAATTATGTAAAGTTACACGGTACAGTTGCGGGAGAAACTTTCGGTGCTAACCGATATTTAAACCAGAGGTTTTACCAATCGCGAGAATGGAGAGCCCTAAAAAACAAAATTATACTCCGAGACAACGGCTGTGACTTGGGTTTTCCGGGTTACGAGATTCAAGGTAAGATAATCGTGCATCACCTCGAACCGGTGACAGTAGATGACCTTACGATGAACGATCTTCCAAACTTTCTACTTGACCCGGGAAACCTTATTTGTGTTAGTTACGAAACCCATAATGCAATTCATTATGGGAGCAATGATTATATAAAATCAAGAGAACTTGTTGAACGCAAACCTTATGATACATGCCCATGGAGGTAAGAATTATGGATGAGAGTATACTAGACACCATCAAAAAACTTCTGGGCATTGCCGCAGAGGAAACAGCATTTGACACTGATATTATCGCGCTAATTAATAATGCGCTTTTAGCAGTGCGGCAGCTTGGAGTCGGACCGTCGAATGGTCTTGCAATCATATCAGCTGCTGAGACGTGGAACGACCTTTTGAGCGATGATACATTACTCGGAGCTGTGCAGATGTATATTTACGCGAAAGTGAGAATTATATTTGACCCTCCGTCTTCGAGCATGATGTCTGCTTTGCAGGAATCAATGCGTGAGACAGAGTGGCGATTAAATGTTCAAGTAGATCCCGGGGAGTGATGATAACCAAATGTCACTTTCAAACACCGCCGTTCCCAAATATTATGGGATATTTCGCGACCAAGTACTCAGAGGTGAAATACCGATTTGCCGAGAGATTGCTATGGAGATGAGTCGCATTGATGAGCTTATCGCGAATCGCGGAATTTATTATGATGAGGCTGTCGTAGAAGGGTTCGTATCGTATTGTGAAAACGAGATGACTTTAACGGATGGCAGCGACGTAAAAATGCTCGATACGTTTAAGCTTTGGGGTGAAGAGATATTTGGCTGGTATTACTTTACGGACATGACGGTATGGCAGCCTTATGATACGGCCCCGAGCGGTCGATATGTAACGAAGCGCATTAAGAAAAGATTAATCAATAAGATGTATTTGATCATACCAAGGTCAAACGCAAAAAGTATATTTATGAGCTTTGTCCAGAGTTATTGCCAAAATATTGATACGTCGACGACTTATCAAATCACCACCGCCCCGACGATGAAACAAGCAGATGAGGTTATGTCGCCTATCCGCACTGCTATAACTAGGGCTCGTGGCCCACTAATGAAGTTTTTGACTGAAGGCAGCATAAATTCAAGTCATAATGCAGCGAATAGACCAAAGCTCTATAGTTCTAAAAAGGGTATTCAAAACGACTTGACCGGCTCACTTATAGAGGTTCGCCCGATGACTATCGATAAGCTTCAGGGTATGAGATGCAAGGTGGCGACCGTTGACGAATGGCTTTCTGGCGATATTCGAGAGGATGTCGTTGGTGCTATTGAACAGGGCGCGGCTAAGGTCGACGATTATCTGATACTAGCGGTGAGCTCGGAGGGTACTGTACGAAACGGCCCTGGCGACACTATTAAGATGGAGCTTGAAGATATTTTAAG